TTATGGGTCAATCTCCAACTGCTGATGGAGTAGTTGATATTATTGCTGGATGTATTGATCAGATATTTGATGCTGAAGATGTTTATGACAGTTCTACTACGAGTAAGAAAGAATTTGTTGATTTTGTAGAAGGTCTTACAAATAATCAATTTGAATTGATTCAAAAATTCTTTGAATCTACTCCTAGACTAGAGCATACATTTGCAGTAAGAAATCCAAATACTGGAGAAATGTCTGAATTCACAATTGCTGGTCTATCAAATTTTTTCGGATAGCACTCTTCCATATTACTTTGGAAGGGTACTATAAAACCAACTTTGCTTTGATGCAACATCATAAATATAGCTTGAGTGAAATTGAGAATTTGATGCCTTGGGAGAGGCAAGTTTACACTAGTCTCTTGATGCAACACTTAGAACAGGTTAAACAAGCACAAGAAGCAGCAAAGCGATAATGGCACACGGGTTTCTATCATATCAAGACACTAGAGGCGAGGTAGATTATCTCGGTAAAATAATTAGTGCTGTAAAGAAATATCTAGATAATAGAGAGAAAAAAGAAACTGTTGCTGATGTAGTTGCGACAAAAGTACAAGTATTAAATGAAACAAAACAAGTATCTGGTAGAACCCCGTCATTATTGACTGGTGGAAGTGGTTCTGGAGGTCAAACTCCACTACAAAGAATGCTTGGTGGTTCTGCTTATCAAAAAGCAGCAGAATCATCTGTAATAAACCCAGAAGTAATGGGTGGTGCTCTTACGAAGAGCATGGGATTTAATGGAAGACCACTAAGAGCAGAGGGATTTGCTGGTGATGCAATTGTAGATATTGGCGCCACAAATCTTGGTGTTGATAGAGGTTTTGGTGGAGGATCTACAGAAGTAGTTCAGGCAATTGACAGACTAACGTTTGTCACGATGAGTTTAGTTGCTGCTACTAAGGAGCAGACCCAACAGCAAGGGATGATTGCTGCAGCACAGCAGCAACAAGCAGAAAAACTTGCCAGACAAGCAAAGGCATCTGCCGAGGAGAGCGCCCTTGAGATGGGTGGCGATCTCTCTGGCAATAGTCCATATCAACGCCTCCTGAGCGGTGCTACGAATGCTATGGGGGGATCTGGAGGCAGAGGCGGTGGCGGTCCAGGAATGGGTATTGGCGGCAAATCTCTCGCCAAAAACATTCTAAAATCTGCCACTAAGAGAGGTGCTGCAAGAACTGGTACTAGACTAGGTGCTGCATTAGGTGGCAAAATGCTTGGTGGCATGGGTGCCAGAATGGGTGCCAAACTTGGAGCAAAATCAGTAGGAAAAGTAGCTGGTGGCGCTATTGCAAAGAGTTTAGGTAAGAAAATTCCTCTAGTTGGATTAGGTCTTGGTGCCGTATTTGCTGCTCAGAGAGCGATGCAGGGCGATTTTGTTGGTGCTGGTCTTGAATTAGCATCTGGTGCAGCATCTACTGTTCCTGGTATTGGAACTGCAGGATCAGTTGGTATTGATGCTGCTCTCGCTGCAAGAGATATGATGACACCTTTTGCAGAAGGTGGAATCGTTTCTGGTCCTACAAATGCACTAATTGGTGAAGAAGGAAAAGAAGGCGTCTTTCCATTATCAGGTAGTGAGGGTAAAAAGACTTTCATCAAATTTGGTGAGGGTATTCTTGAAGCACAAAAAAGGAATAGAAAAGAATTTGCTAAATTGCAGGGAGAAGGACTCGCTGAATATTTTGATAAAAAACCATGGTGGGAAAATCTGTTAGATGGATTGAAAAATATTCTTCCTAAGTGGTTGCGTGGAGATAATGATCCATCAAATAGAAGAAACAGAAGAGGAGCTGTAACTCCCACTTCTACGATGCTACCTGCATCTGGAACTGCAGTAAAAGGATCATATGATTCTTTTCTTGGTGGTAAGCCAGCACTTACTAGTGGGTTTGGACTAAGAAATACTGGAATTGCTGGTGCTTCTACTGATCACAGGGGAATTGATATCGGTGTTGATCCTGGTGCAGAAGTAAAAGCGATTCAAACTGGTAAAGTAGTTGATATTTACAAAGACTTTGGTGGTCATGGTGACGGTATTGTTGTGGAACATGCTGATGGTTCTAGAAATATTTACGGACACGTTCAATCACAAGTTCAAGTTGGAGATGATGTAAAAGCTGGTGATAAAATTGCTTTAATAAAAGAATGGAAAGATCCAAACTATCCTGCAGGAAGGCAGCATTTACACCTTGAACGTATTGAGGGTGGCAACCATATAGATCCTCAAACTTATCTTAATAAATTGCAGGCAGAAGATCAAAAAGAAGTAAAGGCAGATGTTGATAAAATTGTCAAGGACCAAAAAAAATTAAAACCACTATCTAAATTACTAGAAAATAGCAGAGAAACTGGTAGTGCCGAAGTTGAAGGAGTTGGCACGATGACTAGAATTAACACTAGAGGTGGTCAGTTTCAAACAAAATTTACTGATAGTGCGGGAAATTCTATAGATCGTGCTACCTTTATGGAGAAGGTTAAGTCTGTTTATGGTAAAGATTCAACCACTAGTACTGAGACTAATATTACTGATCAGCAAGTTGTTCCTGTTCCAGAAGGATTTATGTTAGAACCAGTTAGTGCAGAAACTGGGAATCCTTTAGCTACTGCTTCGCAGCAGGTAATGTCTCCTCTTTTTGCTCGGGGAGCAGGAACAACTATCAATAATTTCTATGGAACTGGAGCAAATCAGTCTGGAGGAAATGCTCCTGCAAATGTTCCAATTGCTGCAGGTAGTGATGCTATGGGACTGACATCTTTTATTACAGTACTTGCACCAGCAGTTGTTTGATATAGAATAATGGCACAATTCGGATCTAATACAGACTTTCAACTCAAGGGAGTAAAGATATATCCAAATTCTGGTGGAGCACCTATCCAGATAAAGCAACTTATAAACTCTTTCAATTACGTTGAAACTATCACTTCTCCATTTTTATCTGCAACTATGGAAGTTGTTGATAGTGGTGGTTTGTTACAAGGTCTCCCTATTCAAGGTGCAGAATTAGTGGAGATTGAAGTCAATACTAGTATTAATGAGTCTGTTACCTATTCTTTGGTGATATGGAAAGTTGCTAATAGATACGCACAAAATCAGAAACAGGCATACACAATAGGACTAATATCTCAGGAAGCTCTCAATAATGAAGTTTTGAGAGTTGATAAGAGACTCCAAGGAAATCCAGAAAAAATTATCAGTAACTTACTTACAGAAAATCTAAAGACAGAAAAAACAATCTTTAGCGAACCCTCATTATTTGAAGTGAAGATGCTTTCAAATGGAAAGAGAGTTTTTGACTTGATATCTAGGTTAGCAATAAGGAGTGTTTCTCCACAAGCAAAGTTTGAGCAACCAGCGAAAAAGAAAGATAAGAACAGCGTACAAATTGCACAAGGAAAGACATCCCAGAGTATAAAAGGTAGTGGTGGATTCTTTTTCTGGGAATCAAAGAGAGGTTATAACTTCTTTGCTGTTGATTCTTTATGTGCGGATGACGAGAGCAATCTAAAATCAAAAAGATTAGATTCTCCATCATGGGGTCCATATGTTGAAAAGGTAGGAAACCAAGATGATGGAGCAGATGATAGATTCGTCATATATCAGTCAATATTTGGATCAGAACTTGATCTGATGTCTTCTCTGAGAAAAGGTAAATACTCCTCATTTATTGTATTCTTCAATCACTCAACAGGACAATATGAGGAGTATGTCTATAAGATAAAGGACTCATATGATAGCATGGCACATCTTGGTGGTCAAGAGAGTATAAACCTAGTGCCATCAAATCAGATTGAATTATCTGAATATCCATCTAGAATAATGTCAATTCTATTGGATCATGAGACTTGGTATAATGAACCAGGGATTGCATCACCAAATCCAGAAGATGGATCAGAATCACCAACTCCATTTGCAGATTGGCAGAAGTTTTATGCAGCACAATCTTTAGCTAGATATCAGTTACTTAAGAATCAACTATGTACTATAGTAATTCCAGGAAATTCTGAAATTTGTGCTGGCGATAAGATTGATATTAGATTGCAGAATAAACTACCAAATGTTGATGCAAAGAAAGAACCATATGATCCAGAATCTAGTGGAGTTTATTTGATTCAAGAAGTAACACATACTTATGATACTACTGTAGGAACAAATGGTAGATTTCTAACAACTCTTCGTCTAATGAGAGACTCCTTTGGACAAAAAGATAAACCATCAAAACATGGCACTAAATAATGTATACGGAGGTAACTAAAAATGGAAAATATTGAAGCACATATTGAAAAGGACAAAAAGATTCTAGAAGACCCCACTATTTCTCCTCAGCAGCGTCGTCATATTGAGGGAGAACTAGTAGAACTTGAGAGTTATCATGAAAATCATCCAGAGGATACTCATGACCCCACTCCACTTGAACTTTTTTGTGATATGAACCCAGATGCACTTGAATGTAGAGTATATGAAGACTGAGTGATATGGACCAGTTATTATCTCAACTAATTCCAACTCAACGTATTGGAAATGATGGATTCAATTGGTGGGTAGGTCAAGTAGAAGGAACTGCTAGAGACGAAAAAAACAACAAAGGTGGTTATCGTTTCAAAGTAAGAATTGTTGGAGATCATCCTGGCAATCCAGAAGTTCTTTCTACTGCAGATTTACCATGGGCAAATGTAATGATGCCCGTTACAGTTCCATTCATTCCAGGAAACTCTGGTGGGGCACATCCACAATTAGAGATAGGATGTTGGGTAGTTGGATTTTATTTGGATAATGACAGACAAAAACCCATCATTATGGGTTCCATCGGTCAAACTCCAGGTGCAACTAAAGTATTTGTAGAAAGAACACCTGACACTCTTCCATTTGTTACTGCAGTTGCAAACGTAAATGTTGCAACAGATGGAGAACCATTACAAGAAGGTACAGAAAGCAATACTGCAACAGGTGGTCTTTCTGATGGAAGCACCAATGGAGATGGAAAGGAAAGAGTAAATACTCCATCTAGAAAAATCAGATCTATTAAAGATGAGGAATGGTGTCAATCTGTTGCTGAAAAATGCGACGAACCAGATATCAAGTCTCAACTGACCTTTATCATAGGTCAATTCTTAGCAGAAGTACAGAATAACGGCGGTAATATCGGCACATTTTTAGTAAATGAAGCTACTGGAAAACTTGATGAGGCAGTAGGTGTTGCTAGAAAGTACATAAACAAGGCATTACTAGTAGTAAGTGAATTTGTCGCTAGAGTAAAAGGTTTCATAATTGAGAAACTTACTGCTGGAGTCAAAGATCTTATAAATGCTTTGTTATATCCTTCTGAAGATGGCAATTCACTAACGCCAGTAACTGAGTTTTTCAATAAGCAGTTGAAAGATCTTGGATGTCAAATGGCAGATATTGGTGATCGTCTTGCAGAATGGTTGACAAACGTTTTGATGAGTTACGTGGAGCAAGTGTATAGTGCAGTTGCTTGTCAGATTGACTCTCTTGTAAATGCTATTCTGTCAAAGTTAAATTCTTTGATGGAAGAAGTATTGGGATCAGTTCTAGGACCACTAGAAGCGATTTTGGGAGTTGTTGCTGGACCACTAAATCTTATTGGCGGAGCAGTAAACTTTGTCCTAAAACTCCTAGGAATAACCTGCTCTGGACCTAATAACGAGTGCTCTAAGTATAAGCAGGTATGCGTCAACGGAGAAGAAAAGAAAAAGGAAAAAGATAAAGATTTCTTAGATGATTTGCTAGGAAGTATTGATAACTTATTCCCAGCAACGGGAGCAGATTATACTCAATATAATTGTGCAGACGCATATAAAGGAAATAGTCTTTCAATTACAACAGTAGGATTTACTGGCGGTGTTCCAAAGAACAAGAAAGAAAAGAGAATTATCTATAGTGTTGCTGATATCTTAGTAGAAGAAGGAAAAGATGCAGAATTTGTTGTTACTCGTTCTGGATACACCGAAGTTTCTTCTTCAGTATCGTATTTTACTCTTCCAGGAACTGCTACAGAAGATGTAGATTATTTGCCAGAAAAAGATATTCTTGGATTTGCTCCAGGAGAAACAGAGAAGACGATAACTATTAAAACTTTTTACTCTGCAGAAGCAGAAGGTAGTGAAAACTTCTTTATTGTGCTGAAGAAGAATACTCCAGGTAAAGGAAGTAAAGTCAAGTCATCTTTTGAAAACAATACTGCTAGATGCACTATTGTGGAAAGAAACATCACGGAACGTGGAAATGCATATCCAATAAAACCAGTAAATCCATTTGATCAGATTGCCAATACATTCCCATTAGATGAATTTGATATTCCTTCAGATCCTCCTGTAGAAATAGATCCAACAACTGGAGAACCAATAGAAGGAACTGCAGGATCAACTGTTGAGAGATATAAAGTTACCCCAGATAAATCTTCGGTAACAGAAGGGGAGTTTATTGTATATACCATCACTACTCAAAATGTAGAGAACGGAACTGTTCTCTATTACACTTTATCTGGTAATGGTATTACTCCAGATGACATTATTGGTTCTGAATTAACGGGATCAGTTGTTGTAACTTCTAATACTGCAAAGGTTACTGTTGGTATTGAAACTGATGATGTCGTTGAAACTCCAGAAGTGCTGAGATTTACTGTAAATGGAACAGGTGCTATTGCTGATGTCGTAATCTTGCCTGGCGAGACATTAGATCCAGAAGATTATGAAGAAGGAACTGGTGATTCTCCAGAAAATACATTTGAGGATTTTGTCCTACCTTCTGTAAATTCAGATGACGTTATCACAGATGATAATGGTGGTATCATACAAATCCCAATTAGTAATACTGGAGATCCTTGGTCAGAACCACCATTTGTCTTTGTTGGTGGAGAAGGTATTGGTGCAACAGCTACTGCTCTATTAGATGAAGATGGATTCCTTTCAGAGATTCGCATAAAGTCAAATGGTTATGGATATAAGAAAAATCTTGCTACCGACAAAAATGTCCGTTGTATTATTGACACATTTACTGTTATTAGACCTGGAGTAAGTTATTCCGAAGAACCAAAGGTATATGTAAATGGCGAACTTGGTATTGCACAAGCAACAATAAATGATGATGGATTTGTAATTGGAGCAAGAGTCTTGGATAGAACAAGAACATATGAAAGTTTCCCCGAGATTATTGTTGTAGGTGGCGGTGGATTTGGTGCAAAACTATTGCCATCTTTGGTCTGCCTAGATACTCAAGAACTTACTACAATTGGTTCCACTAAGATTGGAACTGGTCGCTACGTTGATTGCCCATAATGCCACACGAATATCCCGCTACAACATATCCTACAGGCGTTGCTAGTCCATCAACACCTGATGAAACACAAGAACTTTCAAAGGGACCAAGATTTCAAACTTGGTACAAAGGATCTCTTACTAGATCTGAGATTTATGAGAGGATGTTTCCTGATGGTGAAACATCTGCTCTGAGGATTGATGGTCCATCTGAAGGAGCAATTGTTCTCAATAGTGTTGGTGCTGTAAAGATAATTACTGGTAAAAAGTCCAAAGAACTTGGTGCTGGTAGTGGAAAACTTTGCATTCATAGTTGGGGTCAGCAGCAACTGCATGAGAATAAGTCATGCATAGAGTATAACGCAGGTGAGGGAGAAAAGGAAGCCCTAAATGTAATTGCATATGGTGATTATGTAGAACAATCTGTTGGTGGCACTAGATACATCAAGGCACAGAAGATTGTGATTGAAGCAACAGAAGAACTGCTATTGGTTGGAAAGAATCAAGTAACTATTCAGGCAGGATCTAATGGTGGTGGTAGCATCAATATGGTTGCTGGTCAAATCACCAAAGCTACTAATAACGAGAAAGAGATTATTACAGGACAAAAACTTACTTTTGGTGTTTCTGAAAGTACAACAGTTCAATTTGATCCCAGATCATCCACAAATACTGTTTCTACAGGACATATGAATCATAAGTTCTTAGGAGATGTTAAACAGTATATTACTGGCGTAGAGCAACGTATTATTGGTGGGGCAACAGTCGCTGTTCCACTCGTAAAAGCAAGAGATACTTCATATAGTGTGAATACTGTTATCGGTGGTGCATCCATCAAAGCGGCAGATACAGTCAATATTACCTCTGGTGCCACGACAAATATCACTTCTGCTGGTGTTATCAACGTAATTGGTGTTGGTAATGTCAATATCAAGGGTGCATTAATTCTACTTAACTGATTCATCAGCAATCCAAATCAAAAAGTGGCACAAGGGGGGTTGCTTTTTCGGAAGATCTCTGCTAAATTACTTGTATAGCAAATGAGGGAATGCCTCAATTACTCGCACAACCCCATGTGCTATAATGTTCAAGCGGTTGGGTAACCAACCCTCCATCTGCGGGTAATCACTCCGCAAGCAAAATCTACGAGGTATTTCAAATGATCAAATCTGTTTTCGCAGCAACTGCTGCTCTCTCCATGTCCGCTGGCGCTGCGTTCGCAGGTCCGTATGTTAACGTTGAGAACAACGCTGGTTTTACTGGCAGCGACTTCAACGGTAGCGTAACTGATTTCCATGTCGGTTACAGCGGTGAAGCAGGTGCTCTTGGTTACTACATCCAAGGCGGTCCTTCTCTGGTAGCAATTGATGGTGCTGACACCGAGACTGGTTTCTCTGGTAAAGTCGGTGGTAGCGTTGCTGCAACTGAGTCGCTAAGCATCTATGGTGAAGTCTCCATGTCTACTGCTGGTCCTGGTG